ATAACTTTTGTCTCTGATCCCCTTGCACCTAAAGACGCTTTTGTGCAAACAGATGCAAATTCTAGTAATCTTAATTTGGGGACTATTTCCGCAAATTCTACAATATTTCTTACTAATAACGCCGAACGCGCCCGCATCGACAGCTCCGGCAGGCTTTTGGTGGGCACGTCTAGTGCGCGTACGGGAACACTATTTATCGCCGCGAATCTTCAATTAGAAAACACAACGGGAGCAGGATCATCCTCACTTTTCTGTCGCCATAGCAACTCCACTTCTGGACCAGCGTTATTGTTTGCAAAAACACGAGGCACGTCCAACGGAAGTTCTACTGTCGTTCAAAGCGGAGATGAGCTAGGCACTATTTATTTCTCGGGAGGAGATGGAACTGACATTGATAGTCGCGGCGCACAAATCGGTGCCTTTGTAGACGGCACACCTGGTACTAACGACATGCCAGGTCGCCTCGTATTCTCCACCACTGCCGACGGAGAAAGCAGCCCGACGGAGCGGATGAGGATTACGAACGAAGGTAGAGTACTCATCGGCACGACCGAACAATTTGGCGATGGAGGATTAACTCTTAGAACAAATGTTACGGCTGGAAGTGGCCAGATTTATTTCACCAGAGCCTCGAACGCTTCGTCATCTTTCTGCGTAATCTTTAACAGCAATGACATAGACGTAGGATCAATATCTTATACAAACGCTGGCGCGTCTTTCAATACAACTTCTGATTATCGACTAAAAGAAAACATTGTTGATCTGACCGGAGCTGCTGATCGCCTTAATCAACTGCAAGTTCATCGCTTCAACTTCATCGCAGATCCTGACACTACCGTTGATGGTTTCCTTGCCCATGAAGCACAAGCTGTGGTTCCTGAATCCGTCACTGGCACTAAAGACGAAGTTGATGATGAAGGCAACCCCGTCTACCAAGGCATCGACCAATCTAAACTGGTACCTCTTTTAACTGCTGCGCTGCAGGAAGCTTTGGCCAAAATTGAAACCTTGGAACAACGCTTAACTGACGCTGGTCTTTGAAAACTGTTTAAAGTAGAATACATTTATATAGATTTGAATTAAATAAAATCATGACGCAATATGGCCAGGTTCGTGTTGATTTTATCACGTATACAACAGGTGTTGCACCTAACGAAGCTAACGTAACAGCGAATGTTTCTGGGCTATTTAATTCACCAACCTTCAGTGGTAATGTATTAATTAAAAGTGATTTAAATGTTAATAATGAAATAAATACAAATACAATTAATGTCGCATCAAATGCTGCCATTGGCGGTGATTTAACTGTATCAGGAAATATTAATGGAAGTGGTGTAAATATTTCTGGTTTCACAGGGCTTTTTGCATCTGGGTCGCAAACTTCACCATCAATTAGTTTTATTGACAATGAAGATACAGGTATCTATAACTTTGGCCCTGGACATATTGGTATAACAAACAGTGGCATCGGAAGTGTTTTTATTGATTCAAGCGGAAAAGTAGGTATTGGTGTATCAAATCCTTCTGCATATTTTCAAATTCAACAAGCAAAATTTGAAACTAGTGGATTAACAGCTGAACGTGAATATATTTTTCCAGATGAAACCGGAACAATTGCCTTAACTAGTAGTAACGTAGCCAGTGCTAATCAATGGCAAACTGCTAGAACTATTACTATAACAGGCGATGCAAGTGGCAATTTATCACTTGATGGCTCTCAAAATTTAAGTTTTAACCTCGATGTTGCAAGAGCAACTAATGCTGATAATGCAACTACATTTAGTGGTTTGGAAACTTCTGCTTTCTTAAGAGCAGGAGAAGATGTTGTCACTGGTGGCGACATGACTGCAAATTCCTTTGTTGGTAATGGATCAGGTATTACAAATATCAACGCAGGTGCTATTGGATTTGGAACAATCAGTGGTGAAAGATTACCAGCAACTATTACAGGTAATTTAATTGGCAATGCATCAAGTGCAACCACAGCTAACAGTGCAAATTTTGCTACTAATGCATTAAATGCAAGCGGTGCTAATACAGCAACGACAGCGACTAATGCAACGAATATTACAGTTATTAGTGGTAATATTACAGACTTTGAAAATTTTATAGTCTTTGTAAGCGGTAATACAGGTAATCAAAGAGCAAGTACTGATACAGATCTTTACTACAACGGACAAAGTAATACACTTACAGCTCCTAATTTTGATGGTAATTTACAAGGTAATGCATCAACATCAGACAATTGGTTAAATCCAATGGAACTTACGTTCCAAGGAGATGCAACAGGCGTTGTTTCTTTTGATGGTTCCACAGATTCAACTTGCAATTTAACAGTTACTAATATTGCAGGTAATGCAGGAACATCTGATAAATGGAGAAATGCAAGAACGTTTTCCATCATTGGCGATGGAAGTGGATCTGTATCCCTTGATGGATCTCAAAATGTATCATTACCATTAACAGTTGTAAACATTGCTGGTAATGCAGCAACAGCTAATCAATGGACAAATTCAAGAACAATTAACGTTGTTGGTGGTGCAAGCGGTAATGTACAAATTAATGGATCTGAAGATGTAACTTTAAATCTTACTGTACATGACAGTCAAGGTGGATCAGCAACAGCAGATCGCTGGACAACGGCAAGAAATGTTAATTTACAAGGTGATTTAAACGGTTCATTTACTATTGATGGATCTACAGATGTAACAACAAATATCCAAGTTGTAGATAACAGCCATAACCACACAATTGGCAATGTAACTAATTTACAAACGACATTAAATAATAAGTTAGATACTACCGGAAATGCAGCATCTGCATCCAAATGGAATACAGCTAGAACAATTACACTCGGAACAGATTTAACCGGTAATGTCAGCCTAGATGGCAGTCAAAATGTTACATTGAATGCAAGTGTAAAAAATAATAGCCATACTCACACAATTGCAAATGTAACTAATTTACAAACGACATTAAATGGCAAGCTAGGTGTAAATGATACCGCAGCTAGCGCTAGCCAATGGGACAATGCAATTACACTAACAGTCAATGGTGGAGCAACTGGAAGTGTAAATATCGACGGGTCTTCAAATGTAACACTTACATTGGGAAATATTGTTGCAACAAATGCAACAAATGCTAACTTTGCAACAACCGCTGGGACATCATCACTTTCAAATAATTCTTTTGATTCTATTAAGCTAAGCGGTAATACACTTGATAAATTTGTAAGAACAAATACAAACTCAACAGTTAATGGTAATATCACAGCTAACAGGTTCAATGGCGATGGACGGGGCTTAACAAACCTTGGAGCCGATAAAATTGCAACTGGAACATTAAATAAAGATAGATTACCAGTAACGATTGATGCAAATACAAACGGTGTTGCAGCTACCGCAATTACTGCGGTTAACGCAACGAATGCTACAACTGCAACTACAGCAAGTACTGCTCAAAATGCCGAGCAATTAGGTGGTGCTCCTGCATCAAGTTACTTAAGATCGGATACCAACGTTACCATTAATGGTATAGTTACTGCCAATGGTTTTAGTGGGTCTGGTGCAAGCCTTACAAATCTTAATGCTACTCAGATTACAACCGGAACATTAAACAAAGCTAGATTACCAGTAACGATTGATGCAAATACAAACGGTGTTGCAGCTACCGCAATTAATGCGATTAGAGCAGATCAGGCTGACACTGCAGGAACAGCTGCCTCTGCTCTTAATGCAGATAACGCAACAAATGCTGATAATGCAACTAATGCTGAGCAATTAGACGGTCAAGCTGCATCAAGTTATTTAAGATCTGATGTACCAGGTACTTTCACAGGAGACCTTTTAACATTTAATACGGCAAATGAGGATGAAGGTATCTTAATTCAAGATGTAACTAATAATGGCAATGCAGGAGGATTGTCAATACGATCACGCAGAGATAATAACAGTCCTCTTTTTAACTTTAGTGCTTATGTGAGATTAGCAAAATTTGACGGCAGTAGCATAATTCAAAACAATGATATTCTGGGAGGAATTGTATTTGGAGGAAACAATACTTCTCCCTCAGTAAATAATATTGCATATTCTGCAGCTATTGCAGGAATTGCAGAAAGCAATTTTACTGCTTTTAATAACATGCCAACTGCAGTTGCTATTAGAACTGGAAATTTAGCATGGTCCCCTGGTACAACCACTTCTGATCCAGGCAATGAAAGAATGAGGGTCACAGCTGGTGGCGCAGTATTAGTTGGAACTACTACAGCACCGACAGAAAGTGATTCACCAGGAGCACTTACTGTCCAAGAAAAAATTATAATTTCAAATACAAATGCCGGTAGAAATCAAATCTACGTAGGCGATACAGGTACAGTTACTTCCGCAACAGGTAAATTACAATTTAATTTTCAAAACCTTGCAAGTGGTGCCACCGTAAACAGTAGCGCATATGTAAAAATTATTATTAACCAAAGAAGTACTAATAACGTCGCTAGCCGATCGCCTACACTGGAAGCTAATTTTGTTCTTTGGAGGCCAAATACTAATGCAACTGAATTGGTTAATCTACAATTACCTTTTGCTTGGGTTTACACGTCTGGAAATATTGCAGGAAGCATCCTTTCTGGTGGAGCAGGATACAGAGTGACAGTAGCAAATCCTGTAAGTAGAGCATTGACAGGTTCTTATAAAGTTGAAATAACAACAAGACAAGGAGAATGGTATCTAGATAGTATAGATAATTTTTGATTTAAAATATAAACATAACTATAAAGAGTTTTATTATGGCTGTAGTCTGGAATGTAGTCCAAATGGAAAGGAACCTACCTGATGGAGATACTCCTCCAGATGGTTTGGTAACCACGCTGCATTGGACAGCACGATTCTCAGAATCAAGTTGTTACGGTAGTGTAGGATTAGGTGAAGCAGATCCAGCTAACTATACTCCTTATGCTGATATTACTGAAGCACAAGCAATTCAGTGGGCACAAGATGCATTGGGAACTGAAAAAGTAAATGCAATTGAGTCAGGTTTAATGTCTCAAGAACAAAGAATCTTGAACCCAACAACTGCTGACGGAGTACCTTGGTAAATGTGTTATATTTATTGAAGTCAATTTAATTTTATGGCCTGTAAAAAAAGTGAATTAGTTTCTGCAATTAATTCTTTTGCTTCAGCCAGATTAAGTAATGATCCCAATCTTCTTAATTTTGCTGTAAAATTAGTTTCGGACTTAGTCGAGACTCTTGATTTTGCTCCTGAAGAAGAGGAAGAAGTAACCAATGACGATCAATCTGAATAACGCAGCCAAGTATTACAAAGAAATGCCGCATCAAATTGCGGCTTTCAACTTCTTGGAATCTAAAGTTCCAGAAGATGTACTTGATGAATTCGCAGAACTCTATAGGGCTGGCCCTGCTGATCCGGTTAATACCGTCATCACACCAGAGATTATGCAAAAACTTACTGGTCATCCCGCCAGTAGTTTTGATGCAACCTTCTGCGGTGACTTCAATAAAATGTTGATGGCAACCGGATTCGATAAATTCGACTTCGCTATTGCCATGCTTACTGCCAACCTGATGCATGAGACTAACAATTTCATCTGGCTTAAAGAGCTAGCTGATGGTTGGGCTTATGAAGGACGCAAGGATCTTGGTAATACCCAGCCAGGTGATGGTCCTAAGTTTAAAGGTGCCGGTGTTCTGCAATTAACAGGACGCTATAACTATCAACGTTGTGCTGAGAAATTGCACGACCCTAAAATTGTGGAGCGCGGCTGCGATTATGTAGCTGACCAGTATCCATTCCGTTCTGCAATTGGTTGGATCGAAGATAATAAATTACTTGATATTTGTATTAATCAAGGATTTGATCAGTGCTGTTATCGAATTAACGGTGGCTGGAATGGATATGATGATAGACTCGCCAAGTATCAAATCTGTAAAAAAGTCTTTGGCGTTCTCTAATATTATTATTTATTTCTTAACCAGCTGGGCAATTGCCTCTGCTATCTTAATCATCCTTAGCAAAGCACGATGAGACGAAGTAGCAGACCACTACGTGTCAACGTTTGTTGGGAAATTAATGAAGAGCGTCGCTGTGAAACCTTATCAAAGGATCAAGCCTACGCTCTACGTAAAGACATTGAAAAAGATGGTGGAATTATCTTTTGGTTTCAACCAGTAGAAGATTGAGTCCATGGTGCCTGAGCACGCATGGACCAACCACTTATTGTAATGATCGGCTTTGTAATATCCTCTGGCTCTATTTGCTCCAAGTAAGCTTGGATTTCTTGATCCAGATAAATCTTAGTACGCCGCTCTCTTACTTTTTTACAGGCTTAATGCTGTTAGCAGCTTTCAAAAGAAGCTGAATAATGCTGTTGTCCTTTAAAGGGCTGAGTGCAATAATTTCAGACAGTGCTGCAATTACAATCCAAAGAATAGGACTGCTAAGAATGTCTTCCATAGTTAAAATTATTCGACACTTATATTCTACCTGTCGAATTCTTCCTCATCATTTTCTGGGATAAATACTTTATACTCTCGACCTTTTCTTTTTTTCTCGGTCTTAGTTTCCCAGAAATACTCTTCGCTTTCTCCTAACCTTCCCCATTTAGCATTAGGATATTCAACATTAAAATACCTTGTGCTAACTAAAAAGTCTGGAGTTTTTAATTCTTCGGGAGACAAACTAGGGTCAACAACACGGCATCTGTTGTTGGGATATGCCGCAAGCTGACCATTTTGCAAGGCGATGACATTGAAGGATTTGTGCTCGTCTGGGGTCTCTGCGAAAGATATATCAACCCTAGAGCGGTCCCCATTAAAGCTGTCAATAGTAAACAGATACTCACCGGGGATCGTCCCGTGAGTTTTTGTTCTGACTTCCCATCCCATTGTGTAGGTGAGATTTTTTTCCAACGTGGTAATTTCATAGCTAAAGCAATTCCAGAATTGTAATTCTTCTAAAGGGAGATCAGGTTCGGGCTTGACTGGCTTTTCCGGTGAGTCAGGATCCCAAATGAGAAAGGCCGAGATCGGTAACTTGTCATAAATTGCTCCGTACTCTGGAAGAAAGGTTTCAAAATAAAAAACGCGGCCAGGTAAAGACTTAAGGCTGACCCAGTAACCAAGAACATATTCACCAAAACCATCACGAAGATCACGTAAGTACTCACGTTTGATCCAAACCTTTACGGGCGGGATGTTAGTAATCAGTGATGACACAAATTAAACGTCGTATACCTTGCATTCTGCCATCCATGGCTCATTTTCGCAATAACTTTTAAACTCTTCCGTTGGAGTATTTTGTTTCTTTTCCTTGGCTTTGCCTTTCCAATAATTAGAAATTAAGTTACTGTCACTCTTTACAACAGGTCCAGTCATAATTTATTTGATTTATTTTTTATTCTATTGTGTATTTACGTAAGGAGCAAATATAGCCGCCGGAAATTTATCTGCATTTTCTCTATCCCATGCATTTTTCCAATCGCTTAATGAACGCTCGCGAATAGTATCAACCCAGTTAGGTGTAGCATCTAAAAGAATTCTATTTATATCCTCTAGATCTGGATCATTAGGACTTCTTGGGCCAATCAACCAAGACAGTTTATCGTCGGAAGGGTTTTGAAAATTAACTTGGACTTCAATATTTGCTAAAACTTCTATATTATTTTCTGTAAATGCGTTGAACTCATTAATAATTGTATCAACTGTAATAGGAGAAAATATTTCTCCAAAAGAAGAACTTTCAGAATTAACACTTGCTGATTCCTGAAGCATGAAAGATTGCTCTTTGTCTTCAGTTAAGATAAAAAGATCATCATTAGGTTGCTGGAATTCAATAACTAAACCAGCTGCATATTCAAACAATTCATTTCTTACTGCAGAAATACATATCAAATATTTACCAGCTTCTAATTGAAATAAGCGGTCATCACCATTATCCTTTCGATCAAAGTTGTATGTATTATATAAATCTGATTGATTACCTTCAGCTTGATTTCTGTATTCAACAGGATTCTCAATAAGTGAACGGCCTTCAATTGGTATACGGTTTATATCGTATACACCAAACATATACCTAGAATTCGTATAGTTGCGAATGTTTTTAGTAGCGATGCCGTTTTCAGTAGGTAATACAGAGCCTGCCTTAATTAAAATAATCCAAGCAGGTTTTGTAATCTCAACTTTAAACCAATTATTGTAAGTCTCTCTACCATATCCACCTTGAAAACCAGCAAATCCTGGAACATTACCACCAATTAATTCACTCCTTGGCCCTAATGTACCTTGCAATAAACGAAGGGAAGTTTGACTAAACTTCCCCAAAAATAAAGGATTGTATAGAGATCTATCTCTCTGCGAAAGATTCGGATTCGTCATAAGTACAGTATGTCCTATCGGTAATTTCTTCTTGATCCATTCTAGGATCTCTGATCCCTACCTTCGCTAGGGTTAGATATAAGTCATCTAAGTTCTTACCCATTGATTCTGCTTGACAATACATAGCAAATTTTTCAGGATCAATTTCTAAATTCAAGTATGAAAAATCCCTGGGAGCAGTAGGCGACACATTAAAAGCGCTGACCATATGCAATGGATTACAGCACTCTGGATCAGTACAGGGCCCATGGGGAGGCGTATTCATTGTTACTCTTACATTTCCAACATCACCCCAAAATAATGTATAGAGTAATTTTCTATAAGCAGTTTTTCTTTTAATAGAACCAAAAGCACCCTTACCACCACCTGGCCTAGGTACGATGATCCTTTTATCAGGTTCCAATGCACCTGCTATAGGCCAGCATTCATCAGGACCAAGATGAATAGGTAGATTTTTTAAAAGGTTAACAACACTTCTAGTCCTATATGCAGACGATAAAAAATTAATATCAAATCCACATATTCCACTAGTAATTTTACGAACACATTTTTCACACCAATAGTTATCCTCATCACGAAGCATGTGTCCCTGGGGACATGGGCAACAATCGTTTACAAAACATTGTTCTCTTATGTCTCTATCTTGCTTACAGAATCTAAAGTTGAGTCTCGTGAGTGTATACCCATCTTTGTTTCTTTTCCTTGGATGAGCCATTGGTTTTTTGCAGTACTAGCAAAGCATACAGCTAAATACCCGTTTTGAGCAACGGCTTGAAAAAAGTTCAGAAGCAAAGTGCTGAACTTTTCATTGCCGAGATCTCTTGCGCCGCAATCGATCTCAAGGATTTTTCTTTGAAAAATTCATAGTTGCGGGGGGTAATTTTTCTTTCTATAGAGTAAAGCCCGTTTTGTACATACCCTTTTTAAACATGTCTATTTTACTTTCCCCCTACCCCTTTTTTCACGGTCACCACAAATTATTTAAAGTCCCAAAGTGTGTCTCATGTATCTCCTCAAAACGGCACTGCATAAAACGGGCTTTACCCTATATATAAAAAAATTACCCCCCGCAACTCGGTAACTTTCAAAATTTTTTCCCTGAAATCCCTTGCGCGGGAACGGATCTCAGCTCTCAAAAGTTCAGGCACCTACTTCTGAACTCCAAAAAAAAGAGGCCTTTCGGCCCCTTCCTTCAGCTGTTGGCCGCTACCGGCTCCTTTGCTTTACCCCTAGTCCGCTTGGGCTTCTTGATCACTGGCTTTTCAATTTCGATCGCAGGCTTGAGTGCATCTTCAAGCAGCGTCTCGAATTGAGCTGCAACGTTGTCCCACTGGTACTTGGGGTCTGTGGCACGGGCATAGCAAGCCTTACCCACCTCAGACAGCTTCTGGCGGTCCTCGTACAGCTCAGCAAGGATCTCAGCGAGGTGCTCAGCACTGGGTACAGGCATGTCCCTGTTGAAGTTCATGTCCACATCCATGAAGCAGTTATCAATCAATGGAGCAGCGCCCTCAAAAATTTCCTTCATTGAGGTATGATCAGGCACGATTTGTGCTACACCACAGGCTGCGTGCTCATGGTTAACAAGTCCATGGCCCTCACCCTTGCAAGTATTCACACCAATGTCTGCACTGTTGTAAATGACGTTCAGTAGCTCTACAGGTACAGAAGGAGGCTGATTATTTTGTGTAGTCATAATGATGCGGCCATTGGGATCGAGCCCATGCTTTCTCATTTCACGACCAAAGAGATTCATAATGTCCCATCCTTGATCCTTCATTCCCATATGAAGGTAGAGCTTGGTGTCATCCCTACCCACAGCAAATCGAGCAAAGGCATCAATTGTGATGTCGATACGCTTGCGAGCTTGATTACGGTTGCCATTAAAGACAACGAAGCAATCTTCAGGGATGCCGAGCTGTTTTCGTGCCTGGCTTTTATCGATCGGCTTGAATTGCCCATCCGTAATTCCATGAGGAATAACAGAAATCGGTGCAGTCACACCGGCATTTTTGAGTTCAACAGCACCGAATTCGGTATAGACAACCACCTGGTCCCAACTGTTGGAAAAATCTGTGAGAGATCCAGTCCACGAGTACGAATCCATTGGCATATAAGCAATGAACTTGAAGCAACCCTGACCATGGAAGTCTTTGATTTGTGAATAGAGCTGGTTAACAATCCAGCAATCATTATTTATAAAGATGATGTCAGGTTTTTCTTTTTCAGCTACTTCACGAAT